ATTTGAAATCTATTAAGTCGTTCCATATAATATCTAGCGCGCCACCGCCAACATTATTTGACAATATATCTTTTAATTTATTTATAGCAGCCTGAGTAGGTAATATTTTTTGCTCAGAATTACCTAGCTTCCACAATCTTACGGTGTTAATAACACCATCAAGAGCAGCCATATCAGCTTGCTTCATCTTATCTTTTAAAAGAACATCTTCTATAACGCCATAAAGAAAAGGCGTTCCCCAATCTTCCCAATCATCCTTTTTGTAATAATCAATATAAATTCTTTCTTCATCCAATGCTATTAATTTATTGCCATTTTTTGCAGCTTCTATTATTTCTTTTGGCAGTTGTTGTATTAATTGTCTTTCAGCATCGGTTTTAGGATTTTTAATGGAAGACATCAAATCTTGATTAAGTCTAATGCCTAGCCTATTGCCACCAACGAACTTTCCAACAGCACCCCCTATTTTATCTACAACAACGGGAGATATAAAAGTGTATCTCCAGGGAATTTCTCCCTTTTTAATATTCTTCTTTTTTACTGTTAATTTCTCTGGATTTTCTCTAAATTTATCTTCTATTAAATAGTCTGGAATAAAATCATAAGCGCTTGTCATCTCTTTTATAACTGGCTTTGTTATGATTGCTGTTTTCCTACGAACTATTACATTGGCGTCTCTTAATATCAGTTTCATAAAATCATGGGCGCGGCTTTCCAGATTCACTTTTTTTGCCCATTTTTTATAAAAGAGTTCTTGCTTTTTATTTGGGTGTCTCAAATCTAGACCACTAGCGGCAAAATCTGTCATTAAATCAATTATATTTCTAATTAATCCATTTTTTTTATATATGCCTTGGCAAGCCCTTATTATTTCATGATGATCAGTAGGAATAGTGTCTTCTGGTCGATGAAAATCTATATCGAACCTATTTAGTCCTGGCCTAACGGTTTGAGACGTACTAGAGGCTTTAGCCGACCTTTTAACAACACAATCTTCTGGAACGTCATAGACATTTTTAGCTCCAGTAGATTTTTTATATAATGGCTTTTTATTTTCCATAAAATCCTTTATTAATGCATTTCAATTGTAATCACATTGATTATACACATTAAATAATCTCTCCTCTTTTAATTGCTACGAACGATGATTTTCCAGCAATCCAATCATCGCTATTTGCCATGTGTGCCATTCCGGGACCAACATATAGGCTTGTATCCTTTTTATTTTCTATTCTCCTAAAATTTCCTGGAACATCGGTATAATCTACCAAGACTGTATTGGAATTATCTAAGTCATGAATATATTTATGAATATACAGAAGACTAGTATATCTATCTTTTCTTAGTCTTCCTTTTACCGATTTGCCCTCCGTGGCTCCGGTAGCTTTTGCCATAGTTGGAATATCAAACTTATCTTTTCCAGTAGCGGTTTCCATCTGTTGTATTGTGCATAATTCATTTTTAAGCTCTTCTATATTATGAACGCATTCCTCAAAGGTATCTATATATATACTTTTAGCCTTTTCTATCATTAATGCAGCTTGCATAACGACAGTATCGAAAGATGGAAACAATATCTTTTTGGTTTCTAAACTTTTATGAAGACAAATATTGCAGCTAGAATTAAATTCATTTGTTGGCTTAACAAGATTCAATATATGTGGACCATCTGTTTCTTCGTCTGTAGTGTTCATTTCATCTTCTTTTATAATCTCATATATAGGAAATTCTCCCAAATCTTTATTTATAGTTTTTTTGTCTCTTAACATTTCTGCCAATGGATACCCACATCCCTGACTATCCATTTCTATTCTTACAGGAGAGAATAATTTGCATAATTTTCTTATATGAGAACAGCAATACGCATAGTAGTCACAGGCATCTATCAATCCAGCCTTTTTATTTTTATTAAATACAGTCTTATTGCAACTCCAACAATAAACTATTCTATAGTGATTTTTCCAAAACTCCAATATTACTATCCCAATATTATCTCTTTCAGCGCCAGGATCAATTCCTATGCCGTATTTCCTACCTTTAACTCCATTCATCATAGGGTTAAATTCTATTTCTCCGTATGGCGTGACAACAGGAGAATGTGGCTTTGAAGTACAAGATTCTATCATACTTCTGGAAAAGAAACCATTTGAGTCCCTAACAAATATAGCCTGATATTCCATTAAATATATATTACTAGGTAACGTAGCTTTTGCATTAGCTAATTGTCTTTTATCTAGTAATCCATCTGGAAGATAGTCTGATGGGAGACGAATAATTGCATAGTCTTTGTAATTGAATTTATCTGGTACGTTTAATGGGCCTCCAAAAATTTCCGCAACCTTGCCCGGTTCTCCTCTGCTTTTAATAATGTCTTTCCATGTATTGAACTTAGTGGCAAAATGATTAAAATGATAATCAGCAGTCCCGGCACATATAATTTGATTGCCTTTAAGTATTTGATTATTTATACTTTGTATATGAGAACTTGGAATACCCATTTTTCTTAATTTTTTCTCTATAGCTAATTTTCTTGCTTCTTCAACTGGGCTTTTAGTTGTAGCAGCGAAACCCCTCACCACAACATCAAATATATGTTGAGGAATTGATCCAAATTCGTCTGCAATAACACATGTCGCACGAAGACCTCTTATTCTACTCCCATCACCCAACGGAAGACTCGTGATAGTAGAATTACCTATTCTAAAATAACAACTATCCAACCCTTGTTTTGGGCCTATATTTTTACCACTACCAATTATACTTCTTAGTATTGGGGCGTCGTTCCATATATTTTGAATGTAATTAAAAACTAATTTTGATTGTCTAAGGCCAGCGCCAACTATTACTATTTTTGATCCAGGATCTAACAAAGCTTTAATTACAGAGTATACTGCTAATGTAAAGCTCTTTGATCCTCCACGACTGGCAACAAGCACGGGAAATGCAGTTTTCCAGAGAACTCTTAGGATAGCTGCCTGAATTGGAAATAGATCTATATTTAATATGGTCTTACAGGTCCATGAAATATAATCTACATTCAACATCTTGTCCACTATGTATTCATCAAAATTGCTATTTGATTCTTTAAGATCAGAAAAAATATGCTTATCTATTTTAGGAAGAGAATCCCTGTATGGGAAAAGATAAGAAAAATCACCCTCGTCAGTTTGCAAAAGATTATTTATTTGTTGAGAAATATTCATTTACTCTTCATCCTGTGCTTTCCATCTATCTTTTTCTATTCTTATCACATTCTGAAATATGGTTTGTGCATATTTCATACCGCACTGACCAGCATATATAATATGCACGCCATAAAATAACGATATAGCTACAACCCAAGAGACGAGAGCTTTTCCAGGGACATTGTTTTTAAATTGCGGAATAGACAGACTAAAATGATCAGTACAAATCGGTGATTCAACAATAATATATTTGTATTTAAATCTCCTCATTCTTTCCATTTCTTTTTCGAAAGTCTTTCTTGCAGAGTAATTTACCCATAATTCACTAAAGTCTGTTTTTCTTTCTATGCATAGAATATCATCGTACCCCTCTAAAGTATAATCGCCAGTATCCATCGTTTTTATAATTGTGCCATCACATCTTGGCGGTTTTTTTCTTAAATCAGCTTTATCAAATATCCATCCATATCCATCCTGCTCTCTAGTATCTCTAATTACTGTATATGATGGCAATACTAATCTACTCATTTTCATCATCCATTTCTTCTGGAAATGACTCTGCGTCTAAAATCAACGGTTCAAAGCCATCTTCGCCTGGAAGTTTTTGATTTTTTCTAAACTCGTTCATAACGTCATCAGAAGCTATTTTGCTTAGTTCTGCGTATCTAGCTTGTTTTTCTCTCTCCGTTCTAGAGTTTTGAAGCAGGGCTACTAAATTTATGAAAGTTTCTCTACCGCCTTTTAACTCATCTACTCTGTCTTTTCTAGTAGCAGCTAGATTTTCATATATTTTCTTTCTTTCGCCAACTAATTTGTCATATCTATCATTAGTCTTGTTCAAGTCCGATCTTTTTTGGTCAAGCTTTCTGTAGTATTCTATTCTAATGGTTTTATCATCCTTTGAATCGTCATCTTTAATTGGATGTTCGCTTAGCCATTTAGAAATATCATCAACTTCATTCTGTAAATCTTTCATAGATTTTAATTGTCTATTGATTAGTATTCTGTGTTTTAAGAAATCGTCTATTTGGAAAAATTCACTAGTAACTATATCTTCAAATTGACAACAAAGATCGCCATATTCAGAAAGATATATATTGATTTCTTCTTCTGTGAATTGATCTTTTAATGTTTTGAATAAGAGATTATTTTTGAACTGTTCCCTAAACCATTCGGCCTTCTCTTTTTCATCTATTAGAGAAGAAGGGGATGATAGAAATGGCTTTGGGGCATCTACTTTTACTTCTGGACTAGCTGATTCTTTTTTTGTTAGCTTATTTCTATTTCTTCTTATTGTTTCTATATTCCATAGAATGCCAAACTCTTTGTTTAACTCCTCTTGTATTTTTTTATCCGTACATCCCTGAGAGGTTAAATAAATCAATTTTGTTTTAGCTTTTGGATGATTGTTTAATTTTGCGGACACTTTATTTCCTATTCAATATTTCAAATATTTCTTTTTTTAATTTTTGTAATACAGATTCTTTTATTTTTTCGCCATGTATAAGTTTATGAAAATATGGTCTTAAATTATCTGATATATTAGATGATATGAAAAAATACGTGTCTTTATCTTCTATATTATTTTCTATGTCTACTTTATTTTTTATAAAATCATCATCTTCTATTTCTTTGTCACCAATAGGAATTGCATTTATTATGTTTATTCTATCTTTATTTTTTGCAGAGTCTTTGTTAAAATATTTATCTCTTTTTAAATTCTTTATTCTATTGCTTATATGTACGTTTAGAAAATTTTCTAAATCGCCAAATTCCTTTTTATATCTTTTTATAGCATCGAGACACATAGCCCATATTTCTTGATATATATCGTCAGAGACAAAATACGCAAAGCTATCTCTATTTTTCCTCGTATTAGCTATCTTGTTTATTGTCTCTATCGTTTTCTGATCCAATTTCTGTGATTCCATCTTCTTCCTCTTCAAATAGTTTAGCTACACAAAATTCTGCTTCGGCCTTTTCCAAATCGTCCTTAACTTTTTCCTCTACCATCTTTGTTCCGACTACTTTTAATTCAACTTTATTTTTTTTCATGACAACTCCTTAATTAATGTTATACTTTATTATACGACCTATAACATAAATATTTTACACAAAATGGAAATAAATTTAAAAATATGGTATAATTTTATATGAAAATGGAAATTGTAACTAATACACTGCCGTACATTAAAAGATACACTTTATTTCTTATCAAAAATAACAAAAAGATTGAAATAATGCATTATAATAATATAAAAACGGCAGAAAGAGATAAAACAAATATTGAAAATTTTTTAAAAACAGGAGATCCACAAGAGATAGAATATTTTTTATCCAATTTTAAAGTCTTCATGAATATGAAAGATACTAAGTCAAAAGATCCATTAAAAACTATGGAAGAAAGAATTAAAATCGCAGGAAAAGAGATAGACATACCAGAAAAACCTGTTAGGAGAATAAAAATTGATTAATCTAATACATGGGCAGTTTGAGAATATAAATTTGGATAATTATAAATTCAACCTAGCTTTCCTAGATCCCCCAGATAACCAAAAAATGAAATACGAAAATTACAATGATAATTTAAAAGAATCTGATTATCTTGACTTATTACAAACATGGACCCAAAAGGCTTGCGAAATAACTAAAGGTCCAGTATTTTTAAGTATAGCTGAAAAATATATAGCCACAATAGAAAAATTGATAGATTTTGGAAGCATAAAATTAATTCAAAGAATTTACTGGTATTATTCCTTCGGCCAAAATAATAAAACAAGATATTCTCCGTGTGTAAGACCTATTTATTGGCTCAATGAACCGACCATCTATGCAGAAAATATTAAAATTAAATCAGATAGAGAGGTAAAATATAAAGACAAGAGAGCCAAAAACGGAGGCAAACTCCCCAATAACGTTTGGGATTTCAGTAGAGTTTGTGGAACCTTTAAGGAAAAAAGAAAATTTCATCCAACACAACATCCAGAGAAATTGATAGAAAGAATAATACTGGGACATAGTAAACCAGGAGATTTAATACTAGATGGCTTTGTTGGATCTGGTACTACTGCTATAGTGTGTAAAAGATTAAATAGAAGTTTTGTAGGAATAGATTGTTCTCAATATTATCTAAATAAAATTAAGGAAATCTTAAATGATAGATAAGTCAATAGAAGTTATGTTGGATCAATGGGAATCAGAAATTAAACATTGGATTGTAAGTTCTAAGAAGAAAGTAGAAGATCCGAAAGAAAGAGTCAAGCCAATAAATAAAGAAAGAATAACAGTGTACGATTTTTCGTCGTATAAAAAGCAAAAAAATACCCAAAAGAGATTAGCAGCTATTCTTCCTGAATTAAAAGAATTGATAGAAAGCCTTCCGACTATATTAGATCAAGAATGGCCATTAGACGCTTATCTTGAATTGATACTAAATCACTATATGATAATTATACATAAAATAAAGAAACAATTATGCGCAAAATAAGAAAAATAAAATGTATAACTTGCTCTAAAGATAAATCCGGTAAAAATAATGGAGAAAAAATACTCGGAGATCTTTTTGTTTGCAAGGGGTGCGTAAATAAAATACTTAACATATATATAATAAACAATCAAATAAAATGGCTATGCCCCTTGTGCAAAGGAGAAAGCGGTGTTCATAAATGCCAGCTATGTGACCTATCATTAATTTTATGGAATGCTAAAAATGCACAACAATATTGAAAAAGAAAGAGCGTATATATTTTCAATAAAAGACGCTGTGGATATAGCAATAGATAAATTTGGCAAAAATATTATATCCGACAAATATGATAGTATAACAGATTATTATTTACAAAAAAATATAAGAATAAGAAATGAAAACGGATTATTTTTTCTTCAGAGAAAAACTGGGAACAAATGCGACCTACAAAGATTAGAAGAAAGTTCTTTGTTAAGTGGAAATGCTTCTAATATATTAAAAAATGAATCAAAATTACAAATTGATAAGAAAAGATTCGATTTATTCTCTAATGATGATTATATTATAACATTAGATATATTAAAGAATCCATTCAAAATAGCTATATTAGAAATAGAATCTAGAAAAGAAAATACACCACCAACTCTACAAGAAATATTAAAAACTGATCATAAATTTATAGAATGCCCATTATCTATCTGGGACTATACATTTAGAAAAATAGGCATTTGTGGCGGACCTAGCGCTGGAAAAACTGAAGTATCAAAATATATATCAAATAGACTAAATGCAGATTTCAAAATAAATTCATTTTGTACTACTGAGTACGCGACTTCTTTTATACAAAAGTACAAAAGAAACCCAACTATACATGATCAATTTATAATATGGAACTCACAGCAAAAAAGAGAAGAAGACGCCTCTAAAAAACACAATGTTGTGATATCAGATTCTCCAACGTTTTTATCATACATTTATTCACTTTATTCTTGCAAAGAAAAACCGATAGAAGATAAATCAAATTTTTTCTTATTAACAAAACTGTATAAAAGATGTTTAGAAGACCTTGTTGGTTATCAGCAGATATTTCTTTTAAATACAATTGAATACACAGAAAATGGTATAAGATTTCATGATAAAAAAGAAAGTGACAATATAAAAGATTATATCAAAAAGTTTTTACAAGATCATGGTGTCAATTTTATAGTATCTGATTTTTCACAACAAGAAGATATTTTAAAAACTATATTATATATGAATTAATTATGTCTAAAAAATTTAGAGATGACATAGATCAATATTTTGATTATGGGCTTTTTGCCTCAAAAAGACTTTTATACATAGGATCTAATTCTTCTAATTCACAAGAAGAAGAATCTGGAACAGACTATAAAATGGCAGAAAACGCCATTATAGGATTATCGTATTTAAATACCGTATCAGATAAACCAATAACTATAATGATGAATAATCTAGGAGGAGAAGAATATCATGGGTACGCTATATATGATGCTGTATCTGCTTGTAGATGTCATGTCACAATCATTGGTATTGGATACTGCTCTAGTATGGGTTCAATTATATTACAAGCCGCTGATCTTAGGGTTCTGGCAAAAAATTCTTTCTTCATGATACATGATGGTTCCGAATCATTAAATGGTCATTGTAAAAATGTAGAAAATTATGCCAAATTAGCAGAAAAAAATAGAGAAAGAATGTACAGAATTTATTATGAGAAGATGAAGGAAAAAGTACCTAAGATAACAATTAAGGCTGTAGAAAAACTATGTACCTTAGATAAAGTATATTCAGCAGAAGAAGCTGTAGATTGTGGATTAGCAGATGAGGTGTTAGATAAGATGAATAAATTTATATTGGATTAATATATGGGACAAAAAGATAAGATATTATTCCTATTGAAAAGATGGAATGGTTTGCTGATAGGAGCGGCATCACAGACCGTATACAATAAGGCTATAAGCAAGGATGGAAACAAAGATCTCGTTCCTAAAAATATTCACTGTATTATAGACACAATTGGGCATATAGATAATATAAAAAAGAAAATAGTAGACATAATCCCTAAATGCTCCTTTATAGAAAAAGAATATAACCCTGGAATAGATTTAACTGATAATGACCTGACCGAACTATACATAAAGCATAATAGAATATGTATAGAGAAGGTAATGAATTTAGTAAATACGAATAGAATAAAATGATATATTATGTAAAAGAAGATTTATTCAGTAAAAAAGCTGATATACTAGTAAACACGGTAAATTGTGTCGGCGTTATGGGAAAGGGAATAGCTTTAGAATTCAAAAATAGAATGCCAAATCTATTCAAAGAGTATAAAATTGTATGTAAAAATAAACAATTAAAGCCTGGAAATATATTTGTATACAGAGATATCTATAAAACAGTTATAAATATGGCTACAAAAGACCATTGGAGAAATCCTTCTCAATATTCTTGGATAGAACATTGTCTATTAGAAACAGCAAATTATATAATATTTAACTATCTAGATGACAAAGATATAAGAATGCCTTTACCCGGATGTGGTAATGGTGGATTAGATTCCAAAATTGTTTCTCTTATGATAGAAAAGACTTTTTCCGTAATTAAAAATAACATATACGTTTGTGTGTATAATCAACTGGTACACCCGCTCGGCCTCTGATTGAGTAAGTTATGCCAAACTTAGGGCGGGTTTTTTTATGCGCACAGAAATGAAAAAAATGCTATATAAGATATTATCTAAAATAGTAACTTTCCTAGGAGATATCCATTTCTATGGATGGAAATATCCTTTTTGGTTTATTATAAAAGTACCAGAATTCAAACTGACCGGGAAACATTACGAAGAAGTGAAATCTATTATATTACCAGGGGATATACTTCTAAGAAATACTGATAGATACCTTGACTCGTATATGATACCAGGAT